TGAGCGCAGTTAACAATGGACTGGACTGGAATGCTCTTGACAGTATTACTGCCGAGAGTGACCCGGACGATGTCGTGGTCCCATTCGTATTCAATAACCAGCTCTATTTGTGCGGTACGCTAACCACAGAGGCATTTAACAACATCGGAGGGGCTGGGGTACCATTTAGGCGCTCTGGTTTTTTCTTGCCAACCGGGTGCAGTGCTCCAAAATCATTAGTTGAGCTAGGCAATCAGGTCATGTGGTTAGGTCGAGGCAAAAATGAAAAGCCATCGATTTATCTATTTAGTGGCCAGGCTGCTCAGAAGGTCAGCACGACTGCTATTGATAATGTGCTGCACAGTTTACGCAGCGACCAAATACGCAATGCCTTTGCCTGGTCATACTCACTAAGAGGTGCCATGTTTGTCGGTTTCAACATTGGCGACTTTACCTTTGTTTATGACATAGCAACGCAGCGCTGGCATGAGAGGCAATCAATCGTGCGTGACTCAATTGGTGTAAAAACCACTAAGCGCTGCAGAATTAACTCTGTGCTGAATGCCTATAACCAGCTTATATGCGGTGACAGTGAGGATGGCAGGTTGGGCTTTATTGATGAGAAAGTGTTCCTGGAATACGGGGAGCCACTGCAGTCGTTCTTTACCACTGCGCCAGTATTTAACAATAACTTACCATTCTCACTACCTATCATTGAGCTACTTTGCGAGTCCGGTGTGGGCAACGAGTTGGTCAAGGACCCGGTTGCTAGGCTTGAGATAAGCCGGGATGGTGCCTTATTCGAGAACCCAAGGACCAGAGAGCTTGGTCGAGTGGGTGATCGTAAGCTGCGTCTGGTATGGGCTAAAAATGGCAGAGTAAGCCAGTATTGTTTGTTTAAGGTCACTATAAGCGACCCGGTTAAGCGCAGGCTGTATGGCCTTAGTGTTAAGATAAAGCCAAGCGCTAAGGTTTAATATGATTGAATTAAGCGCTCTCACCAGGGTCCGAGCCATTGTTTCAGAGGCTGGGCTAATGACTCAGGAGGCAAGTTTTTACTTTCAACAGCTTGAGCTGCTCCAGCCAATATCAGGCAATGGCTCACCAGAGGGTGTAATCGATGCACAGGCGAGTCGGACCTATTACGATTTAACTGGCGGTACTGGCAGTATCATATACATTAAGACTGTAGACGACATTGCAGGAGACAGAACATTAGGATGGGTAATAGCATGAGCGAAAAGCAAATTATTGAAGCACTAGACGCAGCCAGTATGCCAAGCGTAAAAAATCAACGCCAGGCCATACTCGAGCTTGAAAAAAGTATGCTGCATCACGAGCAGACTAATATACCAGTAGAGCATTTGGTCCATGGTGGTATTTACGCCAGGGCAGTGACAGTTAAAGCAGGCACCTTGTTAACCGGGCAGATTTACAAGTTTGATCACATAGAGCTGATGACATCCGGTAATCTGCTGGTCACCACAGATGATGCACAAAGCAGACATCTTCAGGGTTTTAATATGATGCCAGCGCTCAGTGGTAAAAAGCGAGCAGCTTATGCATTGACCGACACAACCTGGGTGACTTTTCACACAGTTGGTGACCCAGGCGATAAAAGCGGTGAAGAATTACAAGAGCAGCTGACAGCAGAAACCTTCGAGGACCTGGAAAACTTCTATAATGACGTAAATCGTGCAGATTATGCGCTTTTTCTGCAAGAACTAGGCATAAATCAGGAGTATATGGACGCTATCGTTAAGAATTGTGACGATTATGTGGAAATTAATCTTGAGGAGTATGGACTTCGCATGGGTGACTCTCCTATCCATGGCCTGGGTGTTTTTGCCACAGAGTCATTTGAGGTTGGTCAGCCAATGGGGTGCAGCCGGGTCGGAGAATATAGGACCCAGCTGGGCAGATACATCAATAACGCAGTAAGACCAAATTGTAAGTTTGTTATTGAGGAAAATGATGTCATTTGTGTTGCAAGTAAAGCTATACAACCAGGTGATGAATTAACAGTAAGCTATAAAGAGATATTGACCTGGCGGTCAGAGGTAGGTGACTTATGAGTGGGATTGTTGCAAGTGTAACAGGTAGTGCAGTAGCAGGCGCAGTAGCAGGTGCTGGTATTCTTGGTGCGGTAACAAGTAGAAATGCATCAAAACGTGCGTCTAGAACAGCTGGCGAAACAACTGATCAGCAGCTTGAATATATGGCTGCTGCTGAGGACAGGGCGCGTAACGACATTAATACGCTTATACCTGCTGCAACACAGCAAAGGCTACAGGGAAACCAAAGAGCCATGGACCTATTAGGACAGGGAGCACCTATGACCATGGGAGCGCTGCAGCAAGGCAATATGGGCGCCCAGGATATTCTGGCTGGCGGTATGCCGCAGATACAAAATGCGCTTATGGGTGGCAATGTCGACTATAGCTTTATGCAGCCAAGACAATTAAATGTTGATTTGCAAAGCTTGTTATCCGGTGTGCCTAATGTTTATGAGCAACCACAAATGACGGTCAAAGGTCCAAACGACCCATTCAACCAGAGCAACTATAACAGTCCTCAGCCTATGCCTAATCCTAATGTTGGTGCGCCAGCTGGAGGTGGAGGTGGCCGCATGGGGGGGGTTTTTAATGGCCAGATGCTGCAATTACGCTAGGGGATAGACATGATAGTAAGAAACAATCAATTGAGAGCACCATCAGAGCCCATGATGATGCAAAACAGACTAGCAGGCAATCAGCCTATGGCTATGAATAATACTCAGCCACAAATGTTACCTGGTGGTACTCAGCAGGTGAAGCAGCAGATCCAATCACAGGATGTTATGCCTCCAAGCTATAATCCAAGGGCGCAGTCTGATGATGCTAACGCCATAGTAAATAGACAGGCACCGGGAGCTGGTTTTGCCAATATAATGATGAATGCCTTACAAAACCAAGGAGCACAACAACAGCCTGGAGGCACAGTGCAGGGAATGTTTGGTGAGATGGCTAATCCTGGTACTGGTTATCGCCAAGAATTGCTTGATAATCAGGAGATAATTGGAACCCAAGCACTCATCGATACTGGATTTGGTGATGGTTCAATGTTTACTGATGGAACGCGACAAAACATCAGAACGGCAGATGGCCAAGTTATACCTGTTGCACAATATCAGCAAGGACAGTTACCACAAAATCAAGCTCCACCAATGGCACAAAGTGGAATGGCTCCACAGCAGCCAGCAGGAGGCAGTCAAAACTTTGGTCTGCAAGGGTTTGAGAATGCTCTTGGCAATGGACTTGCACAATCTATGGATTTACTCCAGCAGGGCAATGCTGGGGCCTTTGGTGCGCTCCAAGGTACCAGGCAAGATGTGCTAAACCAGCAGAACCAGGGCCAGCAGTTTTTGAACAACTCATTTGGCCAGGCTAACCAGGCTGCTCAACAGGGCAATATGAGTGGTCAAAATACCTTATTTAATGCACTTGGCGGTGCTCAGAACCAATTAGGTATGGCGAATAATACGCTTAACTTTAGAGGTAACCAGGCTCAGAATACACTGGCGCAAAACTTTGGCCAGGCCAGAGGTGATTTGTCCGGCTTTGCTGCAGGTGGGTCACAAGCTGCTCAACAGCAGGCTGCTCTGTCAGGTGCCTATGGTGCTGAGGCTCAACAGATGGCCATGAATGATACCCTAAACAGTCCTGAGTTCGACTTCTTACGAGAGCAGGGCAACCGGGCAGTAATGGCTAACGCAGCTGCTACAGGCGGTGTGGGTGGCGGTGAAGTGATGCGCGACTTGCAACGCTTTGGACAGGGCCTAGCATCACAGCAATTTGGCCAGGCATTTGACCGATTGAGTGGAGTCGCTAACCGGGGTCAACAAGCAGCAGGACAGATGGCAAACTTAGGTGCTCAACAGGGTCAAACGTCAGCCAATTTATTCTCACAGCTTGGTGGTCAGCAGGCTAATATATTTGGCCAGGGCGCTCAAAACATTATGGGTACCGGACAGGCAAGCGCTGGCATGGATCAAGCCACTGCTAACCTACAAGCGAACCTGGCACAAAACCAAGGCAATCAGCAGGCTAATCTGGCGCAAAATACAATGGGTCAACTAACATCATTGGGTGGCCAGGCGTCAAACTTACTGCAAAGAGGTGGCGAGGTCGGTAGTAATACCATGATGAATGCTGCTAACAATCTGGCGCAAGGTAGAAACCAAGCTGGTCGTGATTTGGCTAATGCTCTTGCAGGTCAGTCGGGCGCACAAGCAAACCTGGTTAATCAGCAAGGTCAGCAGGTAGCAGGTCAGGTAGATAACATCACAAACAACCTAGCTAATCTATTGCAAATGTCTGGGTCACAGTCAGCAGCTGATCAGGTAAGAATGGCAGAGCTGCTCCAGGCGCTCGCAGTGCAAAACTCAGCTCAAGGCACAGCAGCAATTGGTCAAGGCGGTGCAGCACAAGCAAACGCAGCATTAGCTAGGGCTGGTGCAACAAACGATTTACTAGGACAGTTGACTGGCGCATTCGCCTTGGGTCAATAGGAGAAAATATATGATCGACTTTCGACTTATGCAGGGCGGTGGTCCCAATGGTCTTGAAGCAGCATTAGCTGGCTTAAATACAAGCCAGAGGATGAA